TACCTGCTGAAACTTTCTACCAGTACAATTATGTCGAGATAAAAGGCAAGCCGACAAAAGCCAAAGTCCTTGCTGCAATAAAAGCGGCCAATGACACGACTGAGGCAGACAGCGACACGGCTGTAAATCTGGCAACGGCAGAACAGGACATGAAAACGTCTATCCTGGCAGGTAAGACTGATGCTCAGATTGCGACTTACATTACAAACAATATCACGGATTTGGCATCAACTAAACTGTTCCTTTATAAGCTGACGAAAGAAGTACGGGATATTATCAAGCGGAATGGTTGGGAATAAAATGAAACACAAACGTACTGACCTACTACTACTGTCCATCCTATGCTTCTTAATCTGCTTGTTTGCAATAATCAGAGTAGCGAATGCAGAGTCGGACTTCTCCTGGCTTGCCCAAACCGGAATCAAAGCATCGTTTGCATCCTCAGCGGGTTACTCTCCAGGTATCGGAGTTGAAACTATGCTGGGCGGTAGGTGGAAGTTCTTAGAGCTACGGGCCGTTGGAGACTACTTGATCGAAAAAAAGAAGTCAGCTATGTCAGGCCGGACGTATGGGGTCAGCTTAAACCTCCGTGGATATGTCTGGAAGTCATTCTATGCCAAACTTGGCTATACTTACTCAGGTTACTGGTCAGACTTCTTGAGTGGATTTCGGTGGGAGAAGCACGGGAATCAGCCAACGGTTGGAGGTGGATATAATGACGGAAACACGGAAGTTGAATTGACATATTTCTTTCAAGAAAACAACACTCCGAATAATGTGTGGGCGGCAGGGGTCAAACTTCAGCAGCGGCTTTGGAAAGGGCTGTTTGGGGTTTTGGGGATTACTTATGTGAGTTTCTTGCAATCTGGTGAACGTGAAGACGGTGTAACCACAAACCTTGGATTGGCTTGGAGGTTCTAATGGCTGATGCACACATGTTACAGATATTGTGGGGATTAAATACTCTTTTGATTATAGTTATTGGATTTTTGGGAAAGAATTGGATGAATGGAATATCAAAAAAATTGGGTTGTAAGCAGGACAAGGTCGTTTGCGATGAAAGATTCCCTATTCTCCAAAGTAATAATAATAAGTTATTTACCCACAGGCATCCATTGGCTGAGGGCTCATCTGAAACTGGAGGGGTGGTAATACCATGAGAAATCTATCAGAGCCTGGGAAGATTTTATTTATAATGGCTCTTTCTATTTACCTGTACGTTTCTATCTTGCTCTTTAGACCATACACCCCCATTGACATTCATGGCGTTCGTATTGTGAGTTCGACCGTGGAGGCTGGGGACGTGATGGCTTACGAGATTGACTACACAAAAAAGACGGCTTACCCTGTCATTAGTGTCTCTCGGCAACTGGTGGACGGCTGTATTATTTTACTCGCATCAAATCCGAACAGCAATTTTCCAGTAGGTCATCATTGCAAAACCGTTTATGCAAAAGTACCAGAGTTTGTGCCTAGTGGGATTTACCATATGCATATTTCAGCCACCTATCAAGTCAACCATCTTCGAACGGTAACAGTAACGGCGGATTCGGATAAGTTTGAAGTGGAGGGGGCTTACTGATGGCAGGATCTGAGAAGAAGTCAAATGGCTATGAAGCACGTTTCAAGAAAATAGAGACTATGTTGATGCAGCACGAAGTTAAAATCCACTCACTTTCCCAAGACGGAGAGACATGGAAATCCTCAGAGAACAAATCAAGTCCCACGAAGGATTACGACTCAAGCCCTACAGATGCCCTACGGGGTTCTTAACGATAGGCCATGGTCGCAACCTAGAGGCTGTAGGTATATCAGTCAGTGAAGCTGAAATGCTTCTCAGGACCGATATAGCTAGAGCTGTAGATGGGTTCTGCCAGTTACCGATTAAGGTCATAAAGGCGTGTGGTATTGTTCAGAAAAGGGTTCTCGTTGAGATGATTTTCAACATGGGGCTGAAAGGTGTGATGAGGTTCCAGAAAATGTTGGCAGCGATTGAAAAGGGCCACTTCCATGTGGCGGCAGAAGAAATGCTTGACTCGAAATGGGCCGAACAATGTGGGAGCCGGGTGAGTTTACTGGCTGAACAGATGAGAGAAGGCTGATGACAACTCAAGACCAATGGAAGAAATGGACGGGAGTTTATGCTATTGAATACTGTATAGATCTGGTTGGTCCTATCCGAAGACGCAGAGATAGGAAACGCAGAGACAAGCTGGAAGCGCGTAGAAGAAAACGTGAGGATTATGCAAGGTGGGCAAAGTATCAAAATGCAATAGCTGAGAAGGAGGAAAAATCATGATATTTAGTATAATAAAGAAATTCACTCTTCGTAAGTTGATCTTGATGTTGTATCAGTCAAGTTGGTATTCATATGTTGTTCTACACATTATTCCATATATCCGGTTTACGTTATACTATACATCTTTCAAGGGATGGAAGTATCATCGTGGTTATGCCAAGCTGATGCCGGGAGACTTTATTCTGAGCAATGATAAGTGGAAGCTGACTTCTGTTTTGATTCCTGGAGAGTGGTCCCATGCTTCTCTTTGTGTGTCGAAAGATAAAGAATTTGAAATAGCTGAAATGACTCATACCAACTTTACCAAGTCTACCTTTTTTGATGTGTGCAAGGAATCGACTAGGGTGACTATCTTTAGATGTGATGATTGGACGTTAGATTATATACCCACGATTATTGAAGCTTGTTGGGCGTTCGAAGGTGTAAAATATGATGTCAAGTTTGAATATGGAATCAAGGCTTTGTATTGCTCTGAATTGGTTGTATCATGTGATGTAGAGAAAAGGCTTCAGTATAGTGACGAAGATTTACTTGGGTTGGGAATTAAATATATTTCCCCAACAGGTTTGTCTAGAGCTAAAAATGTTTCTGTTATTTGGGATAGTAAAGACGAAGTTCTGTAAACAATTAAACTGGAGGAATTGTTATGAAAAGCATGATGATTATGTATGCGGTGAGAATGGTGATGGGTTTTTTGACCCCAGAACTGTTATTGAAATTGGTTGGCAACCTTAACGAGAAAGTCGGCGCTTTCATCCTTAAATCTGACAATACCGTTGATGATGCTATCTGGGCGGTTCTGAAGACTGGCGGCGGCACGGAGATCAAAGTTGTTGTAGATACCGTTCTTGATTTTGGAGAAAGATATGTAATCGGGTCCGTATCTAAGCTGGATGATGCCATTATGCTTCCGTTCTTTGCAGCGGTTCGTGCTGCTGGAAATATTCCGGATAACGATTAGACTTCACCCTTTAACTACAATTAAATAAAGGAGAACTAATCTGATGAGTAAACATAGCAGATTAAACACCTACTTGCGTGGAATGGCAAGTGAAATTCTCAAAAACAAAGACTGCATTTCTAGAGTGGCTTCAGAATCAGTAACATCTATCAAGTTCACAGATGGACATGTCCACCATCACCTTGATGGTAAAGAAGAAACTACAAAAGAGATCATCAAGGATCTCATTTCTATTTCTGGAATGAATTTCACGCCTGAACATAAAGAGACTGCTGCAGAACGGAAGCCTATAATATTTAAGAATCGTCAAGCTATAGGTGACATACTTATGTTCACCTGTGCTATTCGTGATTTTAAATCTGCCTTTCCTGATTGGCCCATCAACGTTCAATCTACCGCCATGCATATCTGGGATAACAATCCATACTTAGATCGCAGTTTAACTAATGCAAATGCAGACATTATAGAGATTGGTCCAGGCGCTCTAACGAATGCAAGCAATAGGGATGATCGGCATTTTGCTAATGCTTTTCGTTTAAGCATTCAAGAGAAGCTTGGCATTGAATTTCCACAAGGTCCAATTAAGCCTGATATATGGATGACCAAAGAGGAGACAGTTGAACCTATTATCAAGCCTCCATATTGGATCATTGTGGCTGGCGAAAAGGGCGACTGGACAGCTAAGACCTATCCTTTTAAGAGATGGGAGGAGATTGTAGCTCAATATCCTGGAATGAAGTTTGTTCAAATAGGGGCAAAAGAGCATAAGCACCCGAAACTTGAAGGACCGAATATAATTAATATGATTGGTGAGACACAGGGCAGGGATGATGGAATAAGAAAACTGTTTAAATTGTTTTACTTTGCCGAAGGCTCAATGGGACTTGTGAGTTTTCAGATGCATCTTGCTGCTGCTTTTGGAATGCCATGCGTAGTTATCGCAGGAGCAAGAGAGCCTGCTCGGTTCACTAGGTTTCCCGGACATCAGTATCTCTGCACTGATGGATGCTTACCTTGTGCTGCGGATAAAGCTTGTTGGCATTGCGATCTTGAAAAAACTTGCCCCACCATCATAGAAGAAAACGGGCAACGCTTTCCTAGGTGTGTTGATATAATCGACACTTATGATGTCATCAAAGCATTTGATCAATATTATCAGGGAGGAAGGCTATTTTTTGATACTCCTAGGGTTCCTACTCTTCCTAATCTCATATCTAAAAAAATTACAATGCCAATGGTGAAAGCCAATCTTACGCCCAAGAAAGACTTGCACGAATTCAAAAAAGAAGAAGATTTTGTTGATCCGGCAAAGTGGGGGTTTGAGTGGGGCGGTGCTTGTATTACGGATATGGATTGGGAATTTCTCAGGAAGACTTGTGATCAATATGATGTTAAAACTGTAATGGAATTTGGTCCAGGGCTTTCTTCTTTTTTGCTTACCGATAGAGGAATGGGGGTTGTGTCATTCGAGACTAGAGATAATTGGATGGAGTCTCTTATTGGAAAAGGCGCTAGCGATAAATTTGATCTTCATGCGTGGAACGGCAAAGTATTAAACCTCGGGGATGATGTCCACTTTGATCTTGCTATTGTTGATGGTCCTCCCGGTGGTCCGTCTAGAGAGATGTCAACGAAGATTGCTTCTGAGCGTGCAGATATCGTTCTAGTTCATGATGCTGGAAGGGAATACGAGAAAAAATGGCAAGATAAGTATTTGAAAGAAGGCTTTGAAGGTCCTGTAAAGGGAGGGCATCGCTTTCACGCGTGGATGAAGAAAGGAGTCCATGAACCTAGAATTTCTCCTGAAGTTCCGATTCCTCCCATTGCTGCGGGAGATGATACAAAAGTATTTAGGATGCTATTCAACGGTAGAGGTGAAGGTGGAGCAGAAAGAAGCACTACATGGATAATGAACACTTTTCATGAAATGGGATGGCGAGTTGAGTATGTCCATCCTGGTCCAAGCCCATCTGGTACATTTAGGAAAATTGGTAATCATAATATACTTACCACAAGCTCATTAACCACTCTAAGCCATCCGTGTGACGTCTTCATGCTATACACTAATGATTGGGTATGGGAATTTAACAAAGAGGGCGTAGTAAGGGCATTGGAGGCGGTTCAGGCAAAACGCAAGGTCATGGCTATTAACTTCAGGCTTGGTGAAATCGGCAAGATCCCTTGGACTCGGGGGTGGGATAAGTATATCTTTCTAAACAGTTCCTTAAACGATGCATTCACTGTGCAGTATATGGAGGCTTCTGGCGATACCTTTTATGGTATTTCTCCTACCATTCTTCCTCCCCCAACTGACCTCAGCGAATATGAAAGTGTTAAGGTTGATTATGGAGGATCTATGAAGATCGTTAGACATTCTTCTCAAAACGATGCCAAGTATGCAAAGGACTTTAATGATAAGATCAGGGCCATCCTCGAAGCCTTTCCTGATGCAACGATTCGCCTCATGCCAGGACCTTCGTTTCTTGAAGATCATGGAGAGCGAGTTATTGTTCATAAAAAGAATCAGCCCCAAGTGAAGGACTTTCTTGCTCTGGGAAATATCTTCTGGTATGATCTGCCAGAAGGGTATCATGATATGGGGCCAAAGGTTGTCATGGAAGCTCAGGCAGCGGGCCTTCCTGTTGTTGCCAATAACCATTCCGGACCAAAAGACAGAGTGGTCGAAGGTACAGGTTTTCTGTATAATGATTTTGATAAATCTTCTGAACTCTTTAAATTACTAAATCATGAACCAACAAGGAGGATTATGGGCAAAGCAGCTTTCCAGCATGCTATTGGATCCTATAACCCAAAGAGTTGGATTAGAACTATTACTGGAGAAAATGATGGCGATATCTGATGCGTATCATATTCGTTATGAAGAGAACCGGCTGTGGGAAAAAACTTCATGGCTAGGAGTAAACATACAAAAGAATCCATGTGATCTCCTGGTCATGCAAGAGCTTATATTCCAGGTTAAGCCAGATTTAATCATAGAAACTGGAGCAAGAGCAGGAGGGTCAGCTTTATTTTTCGCCTCTATCCTTAATCTCATTGGTTATGGAGAAGTTATTTCTGTTGATAAGACTCTGGAGCATGTTGATTTTGCACAGGTAGATGATCACCATTTTGCTTGGAGGATTCAGTTTCTTACAGGGGAAAGTATTAGCAGTTCTGTTCTTTCAGCCGTGAGAGAGCGAGTGCCTAAGTGTGATAAGGTCATGGTATTTCTTGATTCATGGCACAGTGAAAAGTATGTCGCTGCTGAGCTTGATGCTTACAAGGGGTTTGTTACTCCGGGATCTTACATGATCGTTGAGGATACGCATATCAATAATCCTGTAACGTGGAAGCATAAAGATCGCGGCCCCGCAGCAGCCGTTGAAGCTTTTTTAATTGAGAACCATAACTTCGCAACTGATTACACTTGCGAGAAGCTAGTTTTTACTTTTAACCCCGGAGGATACCTACGAAGGGTTTATTAAGGAGATCATTATGATACCTCTTTTTAAAGTAGCAATGAACACTGAAGTGAATGCGTCTCTGATCAGAACCATGCATTCAGGGTGGATTGGAGAAGGGCCAAAGGTTAGGGAGTTTGAAAATAAACTCAAGGCCCGAATGGAAAATAGTAATATGGTGGCTTTGTCTGCCGGAACGCATGGTCTCAGCCTTGCTTTGGCAATGGAAAATATTGGCCCTGGAGACGAAGTCATCACAACGCCTCTTACCTGTTTTGCTACGAATGCTCCTATCCTTGCCACGGGAGCCAAGATTGTATGGGCTGATGTGGATGAGTTCACTTTAAATATAGATCCATATTCTGTTGAGAAAAAGATCACCCCTAAGACAAAAGCAATCATGGCTGTTCACTGGGGAGGCTTGCCGTGTAGCATGGAAATTCTTCATGGGATTGCTGCAAATAATAATGTCGTCATCATTGAAGATGCTGCTCATGCATTTGGATCTATTTTTCGTGGTGATCCAATAGGCCGATGTAACGATTCTGATTATTGCATGTTTTCTTTCCAGGCAATTAAGCATCTAAATACTGGAGATGGAGGAGCCTTGTTTATGAATTCTCCAGAGAAACTTAAGCGAGCAAAGCTTTTGCGGTGGTACGGTATAGATAGAGAATCAAGCAGGATTAATATGAGGTGTCTACATTCTAAAACTAAAATCATTATCCCAAATAAGCCTGGACCTAGAAAAAAAATTTCCACCCTATACAATGAGAGATATAGAGGGGAGATTGAAATAGTTGATCTTAGTTCTAATGAAATTGTAACTGGGAAGGTTAAAAATATCTTTAAGAACAAAAGAAATGGAAGAGATTTTTATGAAATTAAAAATAAAAAAGTGTCAAATAATCAGAGCGCTATCGTTACTGGAGATCATAAAGTTTTAACGCGAAGTGGCTTTGTTGAAGCAAGAAGTTTGAATACTGGAGATAAAGTGATTTCTCCGTTTCCATATCCTTCAAAGATTCAAAAAGAGATTATTATTGGTTCAATGTTGGGGGATGCGACTATTGTTTCAAAAACATTTTCAAAAAATGGAGATACAGTGTTAGCAATTTTGCAAGAAGGACATTCCATTTTTCAAAAAGAGTATGCATTATTGAAACATGATTCGCTATCAGGACTTGGAGTTTCCTTCAACGAAAGAGGTCCTGAGCCTGAAAGGAATAATCCAAATGGAGGAGTTTCTTATTATACTCGGCTAAATGCATATATTGGATCTCTAAGAAAGTTTTTTTATTCTAAAAATAAAGATAGAATTATTCCCAAAAAGTTAATTTCCAAATATTTTTCCAAGCTTTTATTAGCCACGTGGTTCATGGATGATGGAAGAGTTCTTTCCTGGGATACACAAAAATTTGGCAGAAGGTTCATTGGGGAAATTTCCACTTGTAGCTTTTCAGTTAATGATATTTTGTGGCTTGTTAAGCTCCTAAATGAAAAAGGGTATGAATGCCATATGTTTACAACGGGAGAAGGTTATAATAAAATAGGGTTCCAAATAGAAGGAATGAAAAGGGTTCTCGAAGACATAGGCCCTTACATTCCAGAGTTTATGAGAAAACAAAAATTTAAAGATTTTAATTTTAAAGAAAAATTCAATACTGTATTATGGGGAGATGGTTCTTCAACTCTAGGAGTAAATCAGGTAGAAATAAAAAAATATGAAGATGGCACTGAGATAGTTTATTGTTTAGAAGTTGAGGATGAATTTAAGAATTTTGCCACAACTTCCTGCATAGTTCATAATTGCGAGGCTGATATAGTAGAGGCTGGATTTAAGTTTCATATGAATGATATAGCTGCAACCATTGGTCTTTCAAATCTTGAGATTGTAGATAAGAATTTGGACATTGCAAGAATGAATGCGGCATATTATAAGGTTCATCTTTCAAATATTCCGGGGCTTGATTTGCTTGATTATACAGAAAACTCAGGCTCTTCCTATTGGCTATTTACAATTCTCGTTGATGATCTTCCAGGTTTTGCCCGTAAGATGGGAGAACATGGAGTTGCTGTTTCGCAAGTTCATGCAAGGAATGATCAACATTCGTGTGTTAAAGAATTTAAAACTCATCTTCCGCAACTTGAATCCATAATCCACAGACATGTTTCTATCCCTGTGGGATGGTGGGTCAGTAGGGAAGACCGAGAACGGATTGTTGATATTATAAAGGGAGGATGGTAACATGGAGGTAATTCGGTCTTCGTATAGGCGGAATTCGTTTAGCAAGATTTTTGAGAATACAGTTTTTTCATTTCCTCCAAGGATGGCTGTTGAACTTGGAATCCTTGATGGGTATAGTGCTTTTTCTATAGGCAGAGGGTTACGGAAAGCGCATGAAATTAAAGGCTCCATAGGCCACCTTCATGCTTATGATCTATGGGATGATTATCCGTATAAGCATGGAAACATGGAAATGGTTCAGGTAGCATTGGGAGCAGCTAAAGTTGAAGACTATGTAACACTCCATAAAGCAGATGCTTTTTTGGTTCACAGAGAATATGAGGATGACTCAGTTGATTTTCTTCATGTGGACATTAGTAATACTGGAGGAGTGATTAAGCATATGGTAGAACATTGGACTCCAAAGATAAGGCACTGCGGGCTGTTCTTATTTGAGGGAGGGTCTGAAGAAAGGGATAATGTTGAATGGATGAAAAAGTATGAGGGAGCTCCTATTCGCCCTGTTCTTGGTTCTAATCCCATAATTAAAGAGAATTACATCTATGGCACGTATGGGTTGTTTCCTAGTTTGACTGTGATGAAAAAGGTGACGCTATGAAAATACTTAAGATTTTAGGTTCTGTAGGGGTCGTGTTAACATTCGTGTTTGGCATTTGGCTTATAGATGATAGATATATAAGTTGCGAAGAGTTAACTCAAGAAAAGAGAAAGATTTATTTAAAGATGGATATGAGTGATTACAGAGAAGTGACTCAGTAGTATTATGATTATAAGAGGATTGTAAAAGAAAATCCTAATGATGCTGATGCAAGAGATACCTATGACGACATTAAAGAAGAAAGAAAGGCTCTGAAAGATAGGATTGATAAAAGTTTAAATAACGGAGACTAATCATATGATAATAGATATCAAGAATGAACGTCTTGGAAATTTTATTAAAAGCATCATGCATAGTCCATTTCCTTATGATAGACAACGGCATTTCGGTGCAGAAAGTGACGGATTTACTGAGGATCTTTTTACTATAGAAATGGCTAAGTATTTTTACATCGGAGAAGAAGCATACATGAGCGATCCGACTCCAAGAAGATTAGCATGCACTTCATCATTCAGCGTAAAGCGCATAGTGCTTGAATGCAAGGATCTTAGTAAGCAGATTAGAACTGCTGGCGATGCTTTAGATTTTAGTTCAAATGGATTAACCCTCCACGTTAGAAATGCTGGCAGGGGATTGGGGCTTATTCTTTTAACTGAATGCTATGAATGGAATTTCATGCATATTATTCATGATATAGATCATAGGTATTCTTGGCTCATTAAAGATGAGTTTAGTAGTTTTCAATTCTATTCAGATGAAAAAGACCGGCCCACTGTAACTAATGACGGAGGAGAAGAGTATGTTTTTGAAACCAAGCGATTTTGCAGGTAATCCGCCTCACCCTGGATCAGCAGAACTTAAGAAAGAAATAGAGTTTGTTGAAGGAGCTCCTATTCCGTTTATGAAGAAATATGGGTGGGATAGGTGGGGATTTTTATATATTTTTATAGATTATGTGTTATTTTGGCTACAAGGAGATATTGTAGAGATTGGTATAGGTGAGAGTTCATTTGGGCTAACGTATCTTTCTCGAAAATATAATAGAAAAATTTATCATTGTGACCTCCAAGTCTCAGACTATGAGAATCTTTTTACCGTGGGTGATTTTTTTGATGATTCAAATGTCTTATACGCAGGATCTTCTGATGATTTTTTTAAAGAAGTTAAGTTTACAAAAATTGCCATTGGTTTTATCGATGGGGATCATATGTATGATAAAGTCAAGGCGGACTTTGAAAACATTTTTTCATTAATTCAAGATAATGGATTTATTTTTCTTCATGATTTATTTCCAGTTGATAAAGAAGAAACGGCTGAAAATAGAAGTGGAGATGGATATAAATTTAGACAAGAATTGGAAAGAAATCCATTAGCTGATGTTTTAACTCTTCCTTTTGGGTTTTGGAATGCTGGATTGACTGTTGTGAGAAGAATTTCAATAAATGAAAATGAGTTTAGGAAAAGTGGGAGAATGAAATGAAGATTTCAGAATTGGTGAGTGATTTAAATTATACTGAAATTGAAAAGCGAAAGTGGAGGCACCCTAGGATATGGAAAGGGGAGATTTTTTATATTTTTAAAGATTATGCAATGTCTAGAGATGGAGTTGTGATTCGAATAAAAAAAGCCCGGAGTAATACTTATTTAGGTAAAGTTATAAAAAAAGTTAAAGATAGATATGGATATTATAAAATTGGTTTATTTTTGAATAAAGTTCATTTTCCAAATTTACAATTTCATCGTTTAATGTATGAAACGTGGATTGGAAAAATTCCTCAAGGTAAGGAGATTAATCATAATAATCCAATGGGGGATAAAACAATTAATGATCTTTCTAGATTAGAAATTGTTACTCATAAAAAAAATGCAGAACATGCAAAAGAAAATGGATTAAATTGGACTAAGAGTCACAGAAAAAAGCTTAGTGATTTGGCTAAAAAAAGAATTGGTGATAAAAATTCTTTTTATGGAAATCATCATTCTGAAAAGACGAAAAATGTTCTAAGAAAAAAAGCTTTAACGAGGAGATATAATGGATCTAACTGAAGCTTCGCCTTCGGGTTGGGATTATAGTATTCATCCTAATTGGTTTGATTTGTCGTTTGACGAAAATGATAAACCTTGTCAAATGGATACGGCGATAATCGTCACTTCATGGTGGGGGCATTTACCATTTATGAAGTCTGCGTTAAAGAGTTATGTAAAATCTGGAGCATATGTACTCTGTGCTTATGATAATCCCGTAAAGCCTTGGGAAAATTCAGACAATTCCTTTAAAGAAAAAATGCCTGATTTGGATATATGGAAAATTCCTCATAATTGGGTATTTAAACATGTAACATATGATAGCGATAAGAGAGATGGATGGTTATGGCTCTTGAAGTATGCTCAAGCTATAGTCAGATCATTTAGCAATTTTAAATATATTCTTCATGTTAATTCAGATTGTATTTGGGAGAAGCCTGAAGGGTTACAGGATTTAAAAGATATGCTTGGTGAAGATGATCTTATGTCCATCTCTTCTCAGGAAAATAATATTCATACCTGTGCGGTCATATATAAAGTAGAGGCTTTTCATAAAGCATTTGACTTTGCCTTAGATTTTATTTCACCCCCTGTGTTGGGTTCTTATAGCCCTGAAGAGCTTCTCACTATGGCTGTTCGGAATCTAGCGCTAAAAGAGAAAGTCGCTCCTGAACAACCCATGGAATTAGATCAATCTTCCGTTGATCATTATTCTAGATATGATCAGCCATCGACCTGGAAAGAACTTGTAGGGTATCAGAATTTAGGAGCAATCTTCTTGACATGCTTAATTGAAAGAAGAGAAGCTCCCAATTTAGAATACATTGATGTAGAACATATGAGAAAGGTTTGTCCTGGATTTAGTGATTCTTTATTAAAGTATTATGAAACAAGAGACAGAAGGTACCTGTATCAAGCATTTGATCATAATGAAGACAGTTGGTACGATAGAGTTTTCCAGCCAATTGAATATTATGGGGCGAAGCCTGTTTTTGCAGGAGAAGATAACAGGTTCGAAAGAATAATGCAAGCTTGCAATCAAGGAGGATAGGGATGAGCTTTAGAAGAATTGACATGAGGGATCTAACAAATGCACAGGATCGCAGTGATTACAAGGTTTTGTCGAGAAGGTTCACATGGTGCGACAAGCATGTGGCCTTTAAGTATCTCAAAGAAATGGGTATCCTGCTAACTTCGCATCCAGGGAATCGTGGCTTTCTTAAAGCCTCCGTAGAATCTCATGCAGCGACTCGGCTTTGGGTTACGTTGGCATATGATAATTATTTTGATCCTGAAAGAAAAGATATCCTGTGGGACCAAGTCATGCCAAGCAGAGAGGTAATTGACCAAGTGAACTGTCTTGTTATGGGGCCTCACCAGAAATGGGGGGGTGTACTTTACCCCTATTTTTGGCTTTTGGAGCTAGGGCTGTCGGCCATGAAGGACTTTAAATACATCTACAGTGCCAATGGTGATTGCATTATTGAAAAGCCGGATGGCATATTTAAGCTGCTTGATATTATGAAGGAGCAGGATGCTGATTTCATAGCAGCAGGATGGTGGGATGAACCTGGATCAAGACCTATCTTCAATTCAACAGGTTTCATTGGAAGGACAGAAGCAGTTCAAGCAATGATGAAGCATTTTAAAGATGGTTTTATCCCTTTAAAGGCGTACGAGCGCACGTGTCAAGATTATGGTAACTGCGAGGGTCGCATGGGCAGAGCTATTAAGGATCTTGGCCTTAAAGTAGTTACTGTTGAGAATCCCAAGAATGAGCAGATGCATGAAAAGGGGCATGGCGCATGGTACGATGTGGCCGGGTTCCGGCATACTCATGCAGAACATGGATGGTGGTGGAAATTTAAAGATACTATGGTTCCACCTGAGGTCAAATATTATGACGAGAAGTACATATCTCCAGCTGAGCTTGATGTAGTAAAAAAGTGGTGGGATTTGAATCCGCCTAAATAGTCCTTTTGTCGACAAAGAAGAATTTTATTAAAAAAGTTTTTCATTGTAAAGAGACTTGTGATTTGTGATTTTTGCATTTTGAGATAAGAAAAAAACTTTGCATTTTGCATTTTGTATAGTAAACTGCTATTACTCGTTTCTTATCCATAATCTTTAAAGGCCACTTTTTGAAAGGGGGTGAAGAGTTAAGTCGTATTTGCGATTGCATCGGAAAATAAAAGGTTTGCGTCTAAAGCCTGAAGTTTGAAACCTACCTTCATTCAAGAGCTTAATGGGCGCGTCTTTTTTTTCTTTTACTCAACCCTAAGCCTTACGAGATATTTGTTTATGAAACCAAAGAAGAAAGAAAATACAAAAGAGAAACCCTTTCGGAAGTTTTGTTCTTCAATTTCCAGCTCCTTCCTTGATTCAAAAACCTTTGCAGATAAAGGCTCTGTTGATATCCAAGTTTTAAAAGCCGGTAAGTTTCGCCATCCATGGTGGGGTGTTATGAAGTTTGACGCCACATTCTTTGAAGGCATGATCAAGAACTTTAAAGCTGATCTGCCTAATCCCGAAATAGCTTTTGACTTTAAACATCAGCCAGATTTTGGTGCTGCTGCATGGGTTAATAAGTTGTTTGTTGAAAATGGCGACCTTATGGCAAACGTGTCAATGACCGCAAGGGGCAAACAGTCGGTAAAGGATAAAGAGTTTCGGTACTTTTCCATTGAGTATACCGATGATTACACTGAATATGATTTTGAAGATGAGGAGGGTGAAGACGGAAAGGTTGTTGAAAAAGAAACGAAGATTTCACATGGACCAACTGTATTAGGAGGTGGTCTCACAAACCGTCCATTTATTAAAGGTATGCTCCCCGTGTCTCTAAGTGAGGATGGGGAAATGATTGAACTCGAAGAGATTACTGAGGAAGGATCTTCAGAATCTAACAAGGAGGTGAATAAGTCAATGAAAAAAACTCTCGAAGAACTGCAGAAAGCGCAAAAGGATCTTGAGGCAAAAATTAGAGAACTTGAAGACGATTCTGCCAAAGGAACCAAAGAGGAAATGGAAGCTCTCGGTGTAAAGCTTGACACCATTGCAGTGGAGATTAAATCATTCAAGGATGATGCCAAAAAGAAAAAGGACGATAAAAAATCCAAGGATGATGATGCTGCTGCTCTTGCTGCAGACAAGAAGAAAAAGAAAGATGGCGATGATGCTTCCAAGCTGGAAGAAGTTAACCGACAGCTTACGGAAAGTAATGACACCGTGAAAACTCTTTCCGACGATGTGAAAACTCTTTCCGATACTGTCAAGTCTTTGATGAAATCCAACAAGGTTCTGAATGATGACAAGCATCAGCTTTCTTTAGATAAAAAGCTTGAATCACTTAAAGGCCTCGGAGTATTCCCGGCAACCATTAAAGTGATCAGGAATATTGCTTTTTCCGAAGGTACGAAAGAATTCAGCATTACCTTGTCCGAAGGTGAAGGCGATACAAAGAAAGATGTCATTAAGGACTTTATGGATGTAATTGAAGATGTATTCACATCCATTCCGACCGAACATAGATTTGTGGATACGGAATTGTCTGAATCTCCAAGAACGCCAACCGGAAGTCCCAAGGAAGCCTCCATTGAGGATGTTGAAAAGTATGCTGCAGATAACAAAGTAACTTTCGAAGAAGCCCTCGTGGTTTTTTCTAAGGAAGGAAAGATCGAGTAACCAAACCTTTGTTTAAGCAGTGAATTATTTTTTTTGAATTTTTTCTATATAAAGGAGGTGTTTTTAACATGGCACTGCCAACTGAATCAACTGGTTATACTTATGGGTGGTCTCCCAACGATTTTATTCAGAACTTTCTGTGTGAAGGTGATGATGATAGGGGAGGCGCAAACAAGGGAGCAATGGAAGGTCTTCTTTCCATTCTTGAAGGCGATGTTGTTGCTATTGGTACGAATTTCCGGGAAGCAAAAGTATATGCTGCTGGAGATACAACGGTTATAGTTCTGGGAGTAGCACTTCATGATGCTAAGAGCGGTGAGATGATTTCGGTATCTTGCGGGCCGATTGTTAAATGTGAGTGTGCTGAGTCTGTCACTCGTGGAAATGTTATTGGTTCTGATGATGGCGAAGTGGGCCTCATTAAGCCGGAAACCCTTACTGGAGGAGGTACTCTTCGTGGTATTCTTGGCATCGCCTTGAATGACGGCGATAATGGTGATATCATTCCTGTTCTTATGAGAGGAAATGGTGTCGGGTACATTGGGTAAATTTGTCCATTAACCCCGCAACAAACAATATGATCTGGAGGTGATAGAACCATGTATAATGTGCAAAAAGGTAATGTTCGCGACGATAAATTTCTAACAGGACTTGCGGTTCGTTATACCAATAACGAATTCGTCGGAGGTCAGTATCTCCCAGAGTACTCTGTTCAGAAAGAGTCCGACAAGTATCGTATCTTTAACAAGGACGGGTTCTTCAAGGGTGCGCCCAAGAAAGCTGATGGCGCGATCACGGAAGAAGCCACGCTGACATATGATGAGGGAACTTACTCAACGTATGAAAGAGCAATCAAGGACATCGTTACCGACAGGGCAGTGCAGAATGCTGACGCTCCTGTTAGGCCGAAAATTGATGCCACAAACTTCCTTACGGAAAAAGTAACTCTTTCGCAGGAAATTGATATTTGGGCATTGCTCCTCGGCACATCCGGCCTTGAAGCTGGTGCGCTTTACTCCAACCTTACATCCACCACCGCATGGATTGGTGGTACCGATCCCGACATTCTGGGAGACCTTTCCTCAGCCATCGTTAAGATTTCAAAGCTTATTGGAAAGCGGCCGAATCAGATTTCTTTCACAACTGAAGTGTCTGAGGCCATTACTCAGGATCCGGTCATTCGTGAACTTTTGAAATATCAACCAAATCAGCTGATCACCGGCGATGCCCTTCCGGCCACCTTGCGTAAGATGAAAGTCATCATCGCAGACGGCTTGTGGAACAGTGCTGATGAGGGTCAGACATCTACATATGAGTACATCATGAAGTACCGTGTGCCCATGTGTTATGTTAATCCTGGAGACAACCTGACGCTCGGTAGGACGTTCGTAAGCCGGGGCTTCAAGGTTGTGCGTTGGCGTGATGATGATCGTGAAGGTGAATTTGTAAAGGTGAATAAAGTTTATTCGCCGAAGATCACCAACTCGAGCGCAGGATATATGTATAAAAGGGTCGCCACCGGAGAGGCCGCTGACGATTAAACATTGAATCTTTCGGTGAAGCCTATATGGTTCGGAGCTAACCTCTGATTAAATTCACATAGAAAGGAGAATAACATGGCAGGAAATGCAAGGTACTTGTGGGGTGACACAAAGATGGATTTCATTTCTTTTAAGCCGAGGACTGCTCCTCCGGCAAAGCAGGGAAGGATGTATTTTGACTCTGGTCTTGGATTTAGCTTTTGTGCAGATGGCACGAGCTTTCTCCAGATCCTTGACGTTCTCCACAATTAAAACCCGTTTCTCTGATATATAACATCAAGGAGAATTAGAGCATGGATAAATTCGTAGTACGAAAGAGAAACCTTAGATATCGTATTAAAGGAGTTAGGGAGGGCAAATCATTTGAGCCGAAGGTTGGCACAGTGATTCCCCTCCCTGACGAGGTTGCAGAGATTGAAATAAGGTCTGGCAACGTCAGAAGGTTACTTCCTGAAGAAAAACAAAAAAAGGCGAAAGTCGTTAAAAAGAAAAAGATCATCAAGAAAAAGAAAAAAAAGGTTGAGAGTGACGAATAATGTCTAGAATCTATTGTTCCCTTACGGATGTCAAAAGGCTGCTCCGTTCAGTAATTAACAAGGAGTCGAAGGTAAGATTCTCTGAAGCTTATCGTGACCTGAAAATGGATTCCCGTAATACAGGGAGCATAGTTCTCGGCAACGTGTCATTCAATGACGCCTTCGCCTCGCATGAAACATATGCATTTGAATTTACTGATTCCACCTCTTATATTGTAACTGGAGATGTTGTTGGTCGGCTTGGCACAGGCGCAATGACCGAAACTTTTACTCTGGATGAGATGTTTAGCGTTGCCTCTTCAGACTGGGAAGGTTCTGCAAATACAGGAGACAAGTGTTACATCACGGCTGCTTCTGATATTAGTAATGATGATGGTCATGATTTCATCGTAGATAATACGAAGAGGATTAATGCTCATCTTGAACACATGTATGGAACCCTCAGTAGCGTTGGATTCTACGATAGTACGAGTGAAGTTATTCCCGATGGTGTAAATTTCGCATGCATTAGGTGGACTGCTTGGGATATCTTTAACTCAATCCATGCCGGACTATTTCCAGATAATGAGTCCCCGGTAGACAAGTGGAAAACTGCTGCGGATGATTCTCTTAAAGCATATTTATCAGGGCATGGGGCAGGTCCTAGGTGGAAATCTAGGGTTGCTTTAATCACTGTACTTGGAGATGCAAAAGTAGGTGATGGAATTATTGAAATTACTCAGTTGCCTGATGCCACAAACAAACAGTACGAAAGGTAGCAATGCTTGGTTCTGCTGAAATGATCGTAGAGTTTGACGCTGCCGGATTAGATATCGGCAAGGGGATACTTAATAAGCTCGGTAAATTTCCACCTTCTATATGGTCGGAAATTGAGAGTGAAATTAAAAATGAAATGCAGACAAGAGCGGCTCACATTTCTTCGTTCACTGTTCGCCCTAAGACTGTTGCATGGCGTAAATCAAGAAGGCGACAGAATAAGGGAGTTTCAACTCATAAGGGAGTTGTTAAGCTCCCTAACGATTCGGACAAGGTAGGAGATAGAACACATACTTTTTTGACTGATCTTAAAAATTCGCAAGAGCCGGGAATCGTCACTGAGATAGGAACGTCTCTAGGCCCAATGGTTGTTGAGAATGGATCTTTTAGGTACGGAGTTGAATTAGATGCTTTTGCAGAGGGTGATGATGGAATTGGTTATCCTCATATTTTCCAGAAGTATCTTGTTCGTAGAGGAATAGTCCCTAAAGAAGGGATTTTAGCCTTAGAAGAAGCTAAGAAAGATATGCTTCTTAAAAACCTCGGAGATGCTGCATGGAGAGAAATTAGAAGTGAACTTGGAGCTTATGGTGGGGCTGCTTCAATTGGGAATAAAATTGTAGTGAATGTTAAGAAGCTTTTTGGTAAAGTGTTTAGGAGAGGGAAATAAGTCATGGCCGTAATTAATTACAGAGGCGAAGACAATTATTTCAGAGATGCTGTACTCAACACGATAGAAGTGTTGAAGAAATTTCCTGCGGAGAATAACAGGATCATAAGAAACTTTTATGAAGAAGATGTATTAAACCCTGTGTGTCCGTGCTTTGTGGTGGTTATAGATGGCTCAAAGGATCAAATCAGAACATCGCAGAATATGTCCAGAATAAGATATACTATACATATGAATATTGAGATTAAGTATTATCATGCAGATCTCACGGAAGAAACAAAGCGCAATGAAATCACATATGTTCTTTGGGAAGTTTCTGATCTACTGAAACGGAACATTACATTGAATGAATTTGTTCCGAAGCTTGGTTCAGAAATCATAAGCGCAAGGTTTGGCCTTCAACCAAAAGGAACGAGGGTCATTGCTGGAGGAACCATTAACTTGTTAGCAAAAAAGCTTTATACCTCTGATGTTGTTAGAGGATAAAAATAAGAGGATGGTAGGATCCTTTTATCGTTTGGATAAGAAACACTTACTGTAGTTAATTACTTTCCTATTTTAAGGAAGGAGATGTGAGTTTTATGACTCTCTATGTAGGTCCTGAAGGTTTTTTGAAATGACAAAATTTGTCAAATCCGAATGTGATTTTTGTGAATGTGGATGCAAAAAAAGAGTACGGCTTCCTGGTCAAAGATTTATTCATAATCATCACATAAAATATCTTAAGACTTACGAGAATGGGGCGAAATACTTAAGGAGCCTTAAGGGAAAAACCTGGGAAGAAGTTCATGGTAAAAAGAAGGCTAAGAAAATGAAAAAAGCAATGAGTAAAGTTCATAAAGGAAAAAAAACTTCTCCTGAGCTTAGTGCTCTTTGGTCTTCGCATCGCAAGAGCTCTGGTAATCCCTTTTATGGTAAATCACATCTTGATGAAACAAAAGAAGTTATAAGAAAAGCTCAAGTAGAAACGCATCTAACGGACGAACATAAGGAACGAGTTTCAGAAGGACTTGCAAAGGCGTATGCGGAAGGTAGGAGATCCGTTAATCGCAATAAGCATTATCAAGGAGAATTTTATTCTCAGAAAAATGGAGAATATGTTTCTTATCGCTCCTCTTATGAGCTCTATGCTTATCAAATATTGGAACAACTAAGTAAAGTGGCTTTTTATGAAGTTGAACCATTTGCCATTAAGTATTCTATTGATGGAAAGAAGAGACATTACATTCCAGATATTCTTGTAACATATACAGATGATTCTCAAGAATTGATGGAAGTTAAACCTAGAAACTTCATTAATGCAAAAATGAATAAAGCAAAATTTAAAGCTGCAAAGAAATTTTGCAAAAATGAAGATATTGATTTTTCGATATTAACTTCTAAGCATGGAAGTACAGACATTTCTAAAGTTGGAATGTGTAAGATTCCTATTCATAAGATGGAGGGATAACAACTTATGTGTGCATTATATGTAGGTCCTGCAATTGGAGCTAGAGGTCAACTTGGTTTTGCGGAGGAAGGAGCTTGGGGGTGTACGCAGCAGACCCCGGATAACTTCGTGGAGATTAATAGCGAAGGTGTCGTTTCTGACATCGGAGCATTGGTTTCCGGTGCGCTCCGTGCTGACCGAGCTGTCCATAAAAGAATTACTGGAGTTGAATCAGCGGGAGGTCCCACAGAAGTTGAGGTTGGTCCAAGAGGGTTCGAGACATGGTTTAAGCATGCTCTTGGAGCCGTTGCATCTACTCGACTCGATAATGCTTTTGTTATTGAAAGCACGAATCCCGACGAAACAACGTGTGATCTTACAATCACACATACTGCTGGAGTAGCAACAGAGCTTTCTGTAACTCTTGTTGACGGCGCAACCTTAACCCTTGATCTCACCAATGTGTCATATGATACGATTGGCGAAGTGATGGCCGGGATCAATGCTCATGCGAACCTTGCTGCGTACAGTCCTTATCAGTTTCAGCAAGGAGTAAGACAAACGACCATTCATGCAAGTGACTATCTGTTGGCAACTGATGACAGTAATTGCTTGCAAGAACTTGATACAATTGACCTACTCAATACCCCGAACAGTCTTTGGGTTGTTGGTACGGAATGGGGATGCTTTTCTCACCAGATTCAAGGTGGGGCGAGACTTCCTTCGGGGATGTCTATTGAGATGGGTCGTGATATTGCTGCATTTACTTATGCTGGATCAAAAGTTGATCAAGCTGAGCTTACAGCAGAAACTGGAGGGTTCTTCATGGGTGGCTTTACCTTTATGGCTAAAGGTGGAACTACTGCTGGAACTCCCAATGCTTTGTCTACGAATACGGGCAATGCAAAAAATGCTTTCAAGATTAGGTACATTGGTGAACAGTCAAATGCGACTCTTGCAATTGACAATTCCGAAAACACAATTATTCTCGCCATAGATGGAACGACAGAAGATATCGTTCATAATATCAGCGAGCCGTATGTTGATCCTGATACTGGGATCGTTCATAACCTTCAAAAACTAGGCGGACTTGTTACCTATCTTGATAATCTGTCGTACATTGATTGCCAGATTCAGGATTATGCTTCTCCGAATGCAAGTACCGTTAATCTTCTTACCATCATCGCTACAGACATTACGCCTACGACATATGTAATCTTTAATTTCGATACAACTCTTACTACATCGGCTCCGGTTACATGGGGTGATTACATTGGGTCTGATGGAGGAGATTCTGTAAGGTTCTATGTTAAAGTCATCACCGGGGGTGTTCCCGGCACAGCAACTCTTGAGTTTAAGAAAACGGCGGGGGGGTCTTATGCCAACCTCGCAACTACATCGGCTACACTTGCTACCGAGGTTAGAACTGGAGCAAATGTTGATTCCGGGTTTACTGTTTTCTTTCCTGATAACACTGCTCTGATTTCTGATGACGAATGGTATTTTGAAACCATTAAAGCTTCAACCTCTGCTTCCTATCCCACGATCGATGCTTTCTCCGGATACGAGGGCGTTCTTTCTCTTGATGGTGCTGCTTCTGATATCATGGGGTGGAATTGTACCATCAACAATAACCTTTATGGTGATAAGTATCATCTTGGTCATCGCACAAGAGCCAAACTTCCTGAGCAGAAGAGGAATATGGAAGGGTCCGTCAATGTTGAATTTGATGACTTGGATCTGTACCGGAAGTTTATAAATGGAACAGCAGTCAGCGTGTCGATGGTGTTTACCTCCAGTTCGTACATTAGTACCACTGCTCTAGGGAACAGTGCTACGCAGTACCAATTGACTGTCCTCCAGCCGAATGTTGAGTTTAATGGAACAACGCCTACGAATGCTGATGATAGCATTATCCTTACGGACTTTCCTTACATCGCCCTGTACGATGATGTGAATGATATTCCGGAGATGAGGGTGACTATTGTATCGAATGTTCCTTATGTTTAGCCCTAGCCACCACTAACGGGGGGGAGGTATATAAACCCCCTCCCCCCTATCCTCTTCATTGGAAAGGAGGAACTGTGGTAAGAAAAATTCAGCGCAGTATTATGTTATTGTTTTGGACTCCCTATATGGAATTGATTATGTTTCATTATCGTATAGGGAAGTTTTTAGGGTGGGTCATTTTTGAGAAAGGCTTTATTACTCCTGCGCTTTACAGAATTTATAAAAGATCACATAGAAGTTGGAAAGCAGGAGCAATAAGTCTTTTAAACCATTTATTCTCTTCACTTTTTTTGAAAGGAGATTTTAGCATGGGAAAAATTTATGGATTACGGGCTAACGAAGTAAACGAGTTTGAACCTCCGGGACAGGAAGATGTTCCTGCCGATGAACGCCTCGTTTTTCTGTGTAAGTTCCTGGATGTGAATATGTCAGCACGAATCACTGATCAAGTGTATACTGCAAAAGGATTTGGCAACAAAAGAGAGGAACTGCTCCGGGCGGGTACGCAGGAAATTGAAATTCTGCGACAAGGATTGGTGGGTTGGAAAAACTTTTTTTATGATGAAGAAACAGAAGTTGATTGGGAAGATCCTTCGGGCCTCAGCAAACAAAAAGCTTCTGCAGTTATGGATCGTAATCTGAACAAGATCCCCACTGAGAGGCGAGGCGAAATTGCTGATTATATTCGTGGGTCAAGTAGCGCAGACTCGGACTGATAGAAGAGCTGCGTCTCGCTATCAGGTGGGGCGTGGCTCTACAATATATTAAGCAAGTTGATTCTTTTGATTGTGAAGTTTGCGAGACAACTAGAAACCTCAAAGAGGACCGTAACTGTGGGTGGATACAGAAAGGTATATGCCCAACGTGCGGCCCGATACCATTTGAGGACCTCGAGAGGAAGCGTAAAGGATCGGGATTTGGTTGCCCCACCTGTGGCAGTAAGGTACGATGGAAGAGTAACAAGTCCGAGTTTCAGCTAGGGGAATATAGGACGCCCGGATGCCCTAAGTCAATGATAAGCCCGCGAGCAGTATTTTTAATTCAGCTCGTTGATTGGTCAGAAGAAACAGGGGTGTTACCAACCGGGAAAACTTTGTTTGAAGAAAGTATGTTATATTTTGAAATAAGGAATTTTGTTGTTTCTGAGAGAGCAGTATCCGAAAACCAAATGCAACCTAAAGAAACTAAATAGGTGGAGATTCCAACATGGCTGATGACAGATATATGGATGTGATAATGAGGTTAAGGGTTGAGCGAAATAATGCTGAAGCTAAAGCTCTCACTAATCAGGTTCAAAAAATTCATAGTGAAGTTAAGAAAACTGTCAAAGGCATTAATCAGGGCTTTAATTCCACCAAAAAATCAACTGAAGGATTAAAGAATGAGATCGATAGCGTTGCTAAGTCTCTGGGTGGATTAGGAAAAGCTGGGAAGTCACAAATAAACCTTCAAGGGATGACTAAAAAAACCATTAAGCTTCTCGGAGATTTAATAAAGCAAGGAAAGCATACATCTGACATGACAGGCCATCTTGCAAGAGGCTTGTTGGATATATCAAATAATGTTAAGATAGCTAATGCATCTGTAACTCAGTTTAATCAAGCTTTATATAAAACTTCTGCGTACTATAAAGAATTATCAGGAAATAATGTAAGACTTGCTTCAGTTCTTTTAGACACATCTAATCAGCAAAAAGAATTAGCCCGCCAAACAGTTATTCTTTCCAAGTCGCTCCAAAGAGTATCTCCGCCTATAAAGAAAATGCAGCTTTTGCTTGAAAGAGGAAATCAACAGCTTCTTTTGACTGCTGAATCTGAAAGTTTAGTTGCAGAATTCAGCAAGAATGCTGCTACATCAATTATTAGATTAGCTGATGCAAATGGAGTAATGATTGCTTCTTCTCAAAAGATGATTCTATCTTTAGAGAGCCAAGGACTTGCTCTGGTTGTGGCTACTGAAGCTTCTAAGAAGCTTTTTGAGGCTCAACAGAAACTTGCCAAAGTCCAAGCATATAACAGAAGAGAATCTGGGCTGGATCAACTTGCCAATGACTATTTTGATGTTTCCGTTGCTGCTGATAAAAGTATTAAAGTGATGTCTAAGTTTGAAAATGCATTAAGGAAGATTCAGACTCTTTCTGAAGCTAAAGGTATTGGCAATTTTGAAAAGTCAATCCAAAGCTCAAAACTTTACCTTCGAGAACTGGATAAGCTCACAGTTAAGTTTAGAGAATTAAGTGGCGACAAGCTTGCTACCAGCTTTGGTGTCACCAAGGAAATGATCTATAAGATTAGATTAGCAGGTCAAGAAATCAGCAGAGTCCATGGCGAAATAAAGAAAATGAATGAAGCTGCATGGGCCATGAAAGGAATGGAAGATAGGTTTAACAAAATAGCGAGTGCTTCTAGGAACACGGGAGCTTCTTTTAAGACGCTAGTTACAGACGCAGAAAGACTTGAAAGTGAAACGAATGAAAGCTTACAGTCAATAGCTAAGCAATTTGTTAAGTTGCGAGAAACAGTTAATAAGAGCATGATGGCTCTTGGAAAAGGAAAGACAGGAGCCGGAACAGTTAATGGCATATCTACGGCCATTAAGAAAGCTGTCGAAAGATCCGTTGCGGACCTTAAAAAACTTGGAATTACATATGAAAAATTAGAAGCTGGTCAAAGAGAATCCATTAGAGCAATGGAGAATACTCTTCTCAAGTTTGGAAGAATCAATTTCAAGGTATGGTCTGAATCTGTTACTGGAAATGCAGCATACATTTCTGTGTTGGAAAAAACTCAAGCGAGAGTTTCTAGCTTTGGAAAGGCATACGGAGAATTTAACGCTGCTAATCGTTTAGCTAGAAGAGGTGTGATTTCTCTTTCAGAAGCAATGGAATATGCAAATGCTGTCCTTAAAGAAACCGGAGCGATACTTGCTGTTCCAGGACATAAACTCACGACATTGGCTTTATCAGCTCAAAAAGCAGCGATGTCACTTATGGTTTTTAGTGATGCAGCTAAGTTTACGAAGCAAGTGATGGGTGATTTAAATAATACAATTTCATCTCTTGCTATGAAAGAAAGAGAATTAGTAATTGCTTCTACATATTTGGCAAATTCTCAATCTATTCTTCGAAAGAAAGTTGAAAATGCAAGAGCTGCTGTAATTGCTCATAGTGCAGCTATTGAAACTGTTGCTAGAAGAATGGCAATTATGCAAGCTGCTGGAAGAGGTGCAAGCAAAGGATTTACTCATTTAGATACGAAGCTTAAAATCCTTTCTGCGGATGCAAGAATTGCCCAAGCGAATTTTGCAGTTCTTAATAATCAACTTCAGCAAGCTGAACAAAAAGTAGGAGATACGAACAGAGCAATGAGTAGACTTAGTTCATCTGGGTTTGCTAATATGATTATTAGTCAGGCTGCATGGATGGCAGGATTTGTTTTGATCTTCGGCACGCTTGACAGGTTTAAGAAGGCACTTGATTCAGTTGCTGAAACTGAAACTGCTGTTGCAAGAGCAATGAGAACTATTAGGGACGAAACAAAGACAACTGCAGAAATGCAAGATTACCTAACAAAAGCTGTTGATAGAATGCGAATGAAATTAGGATCTTCTGCAGAAGAAGTTGGTGAAGCTCTTTATCAATTAGGTTCTGCAGGGTTACAGCTTAATGAATCTCTTGCTGCTTTGGATTCTACGATGGATAATATCGTCGGCACTGAAGCTGATATGGAGAACATTACTAATTTAGTCGCGGGTCTTTACAATAATTTTGGAGATCAAATTGTTAAAGTTGATGGAGTAGTTAAGACTATTTCAAATACATTTAGCGATTACAATTCCAAGCTTGTTGAATCTGCCTCTCTTACTGAAAAATTTCAAAAGATTAATGATTTATTAGTTAGGACATTTGATGCTCATCAGGCTGAAATGATTCAGATTCGAGATGGCTTGAAGTTTATGGCCCAATCTGCTAAAGTTGCTAATATTTCCTTGACTCAGCAGCTTGGTATTTTAGCCACACTTCATGATCATTTAATTAAGGCGGGTGCTGCTGGTAGAGGAATGCGTGTTGTTCTTTCTCGCATAGCGAAAGAGGCTCCTAAGTGGGAAGAAGCTTTTAATATAAAAATTGACATGTCTAAGCCTCTTGATTTCATGAAGATCTTAAAAGACATGAATGCTCAAATGAAAAAGAATGCATGGACAGTTAACGACTTAAACAAAATCTTTTCTCGCCTTGGACTTCGTGGCGCTGAGCCAATGTTGGTTCTTATTCAGTATATGGATGAGTTGAATGAATACACTCTTGATCTTGAAAATAGTGCAGAAGGTGCTGCTGCTGCAATGAGAAAAATGAGACTTGATAATATTGCTGATCAAGCAGGAATTGCAGCCACGAAAATTGAAATACTTCTTAAAAATGGATTAGTTCCAGTAGTTGAAATGATGAAAAATTTCATCAGTATTTTTAATGCATCTTCGAATGCTATTGTTGAATTCAATGGTCTTTCAGGAGGGCTGTTAAAGCTTCTTGTTAAAATTGTAGGCTCTGGCGGTGGAATTATTGCATTAGGATTAGCCTTCAGGAACTTAGGAGCTGTTGCGAGTTGGATTATAAATGTTTTTTCTAGGATGGGTTCCTCTGTTGCTGATTTTGGAAGGCAAACCTTAGAGGTTGAAGAAAAAACAGGGAAATTAGGAAAAGCTTATGGTAAGCTAAAAACTAATATGGGGGAAGTGACAACTGCCTTTAAAGCAGGACAAGTTTCTCAAGAGGCAGCAAATGCTTCTATTGGAAAATCAATCCCCATTATGAGTAAAGCAGGATCTGTAGTTAATGGCCTGAAAAATGCTTTCATGGCTTTAAGCGGAGTCTTAAAATCAATTGCTTTTGCAGGAATATTCATTGCAATCATTTCGTTAATAACATATATGACTAAATGGGAAGAGCGACTTCGTGATCAAATTAAAACCTTAAAAGGCGAAATGGTAGCAATTAAACAATCAACGGAAGCTTTTAAAAAGTTACGAGAAGAAATTGATGCCGCTAGTGAATCTTCTGATGGTTGGCAAAACAGTCTTCTTGATGTTTCTAATGTATTGGCGATCACCATATCGGAAACGAGTGATTTCACAGAAACAATAGAAAAGCTTAGTTTGAGGTTAAAAGAATATCAAGTAATTCAGGAGGAGGCTTTAAAGGCCAAAAAGGTTCAGCTTTTAAGAGCGGAATTTCAATTAATGAGAGAACAAATGAAGGATATAGTTAAAGAAACCACTTTATGGGAAAAGGTGGTTTCTTCTTTAAGTCTAACAGAAGCATGGAATAAAATGAAAGAAGCAATGGAAGCTTCGCAAATTGCTTTTGGCGGAACAGCAAACTATATAGAAAAAGAAACAATAGAGATTAATAATCAGCTAGGGAGAGCAAGAGAGAGTGTTGAGCGTTTAACGGCAGCCCTTAAGACACCGAATCTTCCTAGAGATTTAATTAAACAGTTGATTAAATTTAAAGATGCTGCTGAAAAATCAATTCCTGCTTTATTAAGAAGGGCTGAAGCGATACGCAAAATGAAGTTAGAATTAGATGCATTAGTCACTTCTGAAATCGTTGCTGGAAATGCTATCAAAGTAGTTTCTCAATCAATTGAAGATAAAATGAAAAGGCACGAAGAACTTACTTTAACTCTTGGAGAAGTTATTGCAAGAATGAAGGAGCTCAAAAAAGAGCAGTATGAAATAACAGATCAAATAAAAGAAGAAATGGTAGCAGTTGGAAAATTAGTAAAAACGAGAGATAGATTAGTAAAATCAATTGAAAAAAATGAACAGCTTTATAAAAAGAATAAAGCTGCCATATTAGATAGTATAAAAAGTTATAAAGAATATTCAGAAGCCCTTAAAGAAGCAAAAGGGCCTATTGACGAAAACGGCAAAGCTACTCAAGCAATGAGTATAACTGTGGCTAGAGTAGCAGCTACGATGGAACGTGCGAATAGATCAAAATCAATAACCAAATTTTCAGAAGATGTAAAATCATTAACTTCCAGGCTTTATTCGTTTAATAGAGCGGCTGATCCAGCTAGATTTAATAAGCTGTTGCAAGAAATAAAGAAACTCAACACGGAAGGTTCAGGAGCCATTAGAGAACTTGAGACATATGTCAATTCTTTACGAATAAAATTGTTGGGTCTGCAGGATGTTAAAATAAATATTAGTGTTACGGGAGCCGCAAAGCAACTTAGTCTTGCTGAAAAGAAAACTCAGTTGTTTATGGATAAGTTGAACAGGCTTAGAGATGCAGGAAAAAAGACAGGATATGAGTTAGAAAAGGCCAAAAGAGATGTTGTAAATTCCATTAAGGATGAGATTGTAGAAATTGAGAAGCTAAAAGGCATTCATGAAGCCGCTGCTTCTGCTGCAAATGCTTCTGCTGCTGCTGATCTTGCAAAAGCAAAAGAGGCTAAAACTACAGCGGGAGATAAAGTGAAGCTTACTGAACAAGCTTTGGCGAAAATGCAAAAAGAAAGAACAGCATATGAAGGAATTGAAAAAGCAGTTGAAGATAGATACAATAAAGAAAAAGCAAAGATTGCAGCAGCAGCAGCAGACAAAGATAAATATACGACTGGCGAGCAAAGAAGGTTAGATCGATTAGATACAGCGTATAAGAAAACTATTGATGGACTTAAAATAAAATTTGATGATGTTGATGCGAAAATTGCAAACACTGCCGGAACTCTTGGAACTAGGATTTCTGAACAAATAAGAAATCTTGATACGATTCTTGTAGCAGCGAAAGCTTCCATTGCTGAATTACAGACTGCTGCAGGAACTGGAATTAATTTAACTTATTCATCTCTTGAAGAAGCAAAAGCAAAAGCAGATGAACTTAAAAAAGTAATTGATGCTCTGACAAATCAGCCTCACACTCTAAATATTAAAGTCAAAGTTACTGGAGATAAAATTCCTAAAAAAGTATATCAAGGAGGAGCGATAGGTCTAGCGCAAGGAGGCTTTGTTCCTGCTAGAGTTTCTCACGGAGAAGGTTATATACCTCCAAACATTGCTCAAAATAACATGGCGGCCCTTAATAGACTTAATGCTGGAGGTACTACTTCTGCAATCCCTGAAATGGTTTCTACATTTAATGGAAGGCGAGGAGTTGACAAGATATCAACTTACCTTCCAGTTGGATCATATGTTATTTCTAAAAAGGGCATGGATGCTTATGAAAGATCATCTAACCAAGGAGCTCAGACTTTTCAAAGTGGTGGAGATGTTGAAGCTCCTGTCGCAACAACTGCAGGATCTGTAGTGGAGACACCGGCTTCTGAAGAAGGCGCAAATTACGGGTCCATAACTATTGTTGTTGAGAAGGAAGGTCGCAGGAAAGAATTTCCTGTCACAGGGCAAGCTTCTGTGCTTCGCGGATTGCGAGAAGAACTTGAACAAGAAAGACTTACAAGGTTGAATTAATGTATTTTACTTTCGCAAAAGAACCTTTGTTTGGAGTGGATGCAACAACTCAAGATTTTACAGTTGACTTGTTATCTGATGATGTGATAACAAATGTTAATTATAGTAAGCTTAGAGAGTTTAATCAACCTACGCCTAAAAGCAGATATGCAGGAGTGAAGTCTTCAGCAGGAAGAATAGCTTTGGAACTCACATATGATAATTTAGGATGGAACACTCTGTATGAAGTTCTTGTTGGCAAGAAGGTCAACATTGATGGATATGCATTTGCAAAAAGTTCTGAACATTGGAATATCGTTACGGGCATGTTGGCAGGCGATCTTGACGCCACTTCTGAAACATTTACCATAACGGAATACAAGTCGGGTGAGTTTGATAATGTTAACGGTATTATTGTTGGTGGAGAATATATAGCCGTAACTACAATCAGTAGTGGCGGGGCAACAGCATCTACGAGGGCCTCAGAAGGCACTACAGCCGCTCCGCACGTAGCGCAGGACCTAGTGTATGGGGTAATTGCTAGCGGAGGCAATTCGATAGATATTATTTATCGGTACCGAGACGGGTATTGCTACTCTCTCTCCGAAAGCTTAACGACCATGATAGAGCGAGAAGGTGATCTCTTTAAATTTAACGGCACTTTGTTCTCGGATTATGTGTTTAATGCTCAGCCGGGACAGAATGATATCACTTCTTCATTTGAAATGTCAGGCATTAATACAGATGTCATAACCTTGTCGTCTCAATCAGTAGCTACGGATAACGGATCACTTGTATCGTTTAATGATATTAACTGCTATTGCATGAATCAATGGTTAGATGTGGAGAAGTTATATTTTCAAGTGTCAAACACCTTGAATCCTGGTCCAGGAAAATTTCTTGACTCAACAATGGGGTCTTTTTTTGTTGGATCTTTTTCAGCGTATGGACAATTCAGCTTAGTTGAGGAAAGCCTGGAAGCATATAATTCATATATTGGCAACGATTTTAAGAATGTTTCAATAACCATGTGTGATTCGAGACAGTTTAGCAAAGCATATGTGTTTGCCTTTAACAATGCAAGATATGGAACAATGCTCCATATTTTAAGAGACAATGATTTTATTATTGATTCAGTGCCATTCTTTTCATATGGCCCTGATACGTTTTTTATATTGATTCAAAACTAGAGGAAGATATGTCAGAACTTCTTGTAGCTAGGTTGATCACCGAAAAGGGAGATTCCTTTGACTCCTCTGCTACAAGTTTTTTTTAAAGGGAATCTGCAAAGGAGATTCATTATGAAAAATAAACATTACGTTTACGCATATATGGACCCAAGAAAGCCTGGAAAATATGAATATAAGTTTGGAAATAAAGGGAGGATAAAAGTTAAGTTTGAACTTATTTATATTGGGAAAGGATGTGGAAGACGGTGGAAAAGACATCTTGAACATGCAAGTATTCCATCTTTTTTATTTGAGAAAAAAATTAATGCAATTAGAAAATCAGGCAAAGAACCTATTGTTAAGAAAATTAAAGTTAATATGGATCAAGTATCCGCATTTAAGCTTGAAAGTAAGCTAATTAAAGCCGTGGGACGAATAGATTTAAAAACAGGTTCATTAACGAACTTAACGAATGGCGAACAAGAGATGGCTTTTAGTAGAGAAATTCAAAAAAAGAAAAGTCTTGGATTAAAAAAAGCGTGGAGTGATCCTAGTTCTGGATATAATTTGGGGACTCTTCCATATCTTAAAAGTGAAAAGCATAAAGAGAATGTAAAAAAGACATGGGAGATAAGGCTTTCTGACCCAGAAGAATTAAAAAGAATTTCTGATAGATCAAAAAAAGCATGGAATGTCGATAGAAAAAAAGAGCATTCAGCGCGAATTAAAGAATTGTGGAAAGATAAAGAATGGAGAAGCAAAACTTTAGAATCTAGAAAAAAAAGCTATACCGATACGAGAAGAAAAAATATTTCTATAAAATCAAAAAATATGTGGAAGGATAAAGAAAAAAGAAAAGAAATTATGGAAAAAAGAAAGGCAGCAATTAGTTTGCCTGAATATAAAGAAAAGCAAAGAAAGAATATGCAAGAAAGGTGGAAGAATCCTGATTTTAGAGATAAGATGGAAAAAGTTTATAGTCAAATGAGAAAATAAGTAAGGAGATTCAATGTCATGTCAGGCGCATACCTATCAAATATAATGATTGCAGATCTAACTTTAGATGTGAATCCTGAAACGTATAGCCACACCTTTATTAAGCTCGGGTCTTTTAAGAGAGCTATAAGCGGAGGCATTGTCGATGTTGATGTCAATGGAACAAAACTCAGCATTGAAATATCCGGGCTAACACAGACACAAATTGAAGAAATAAAGAAGCGAGTCGCTTTGAGGAAGATAATTGATTTTGTTGATTATATTCCCATTGCAGAAAAGAGTACGCAGTCAAGAGTGGTGTTTGAAGATTTGGGAAGTGAAACGATTGATTCAGAATTGGTGTACCTTTATATTCCAACGTACAAGATCGTCATCCTTGATTATGTTCAAACATATGGCAGAAATGTTGTTGAGTATAAACTGGTCGGTGAAGAAGCTTAATTAATATATTTGTTGGTAGAGCAATTAGTAAATTAAAAGCATTTGGGGTATTAACTGAAATAACTTAGGAGGTGTTTATCGTGGAAGGAACTGATCTTTTGTTAATGAAGAGTGTCACAATTAGTGATGCTGAAGCTAACGGAGGAAGACAGAGTTATACTCAGGTGTCGAGCAATGTACTCAACAACATGTTTTCCAATGTTTCGCAGGCAGACAGGACCGCAGGGGTGACGAAGTATAGAAAATTCTTTTTCAGAAATAAGAATGCTTTAAATGAAACCGCAGCTAACAGCAGACTATGGATTTCATCCAAATCAACAGGCGGTGATTATTTTCGTTTGAAGGCAGGAACGGATATTGACACACAGGCAGAAGCTGATGATTATACAGAGTGGATGGGCACAGGATATCTTGATGGTGCAGTTTCTACAGACGCCACTACCTTTGATGCAATCTTTGATATCAATAATGGAATTTACAATGGTTCCATGATTAGGATTACAGATAACAGCGGCGGTGAAGAGTTCTTAACCATTGCAGGATCAGGCGGCGTAACTTGGCTTGGTAATACTGCCACGATTGTTACAACATCAAGTGTTCGGAGTACATATCCTTCTGGTCAGAATTCGCTTGTTTCAGGAGTGATTGATCTTGGAAGTCTTATTACTTCCACAAGTGATTGGGCAGAAACTACGGCTTCCGGTACGTATGATGAAGTTACTTATCCAGTAGCAATGAATAACATTGGTACAGTTAGTGATGATTGGACGATTACATTTACTGCGGCCACTACGTTCATAGTTTCTGGAGCAAATACAGGTTCAGTTGGAACTGGATCTACAGCTTCTAATTTCTCTCCCGTTAATGCAAGTGCGGGAGGTGGAGCTTATTACTTTGTTCTTAGTTCTGCAGGGTGGGGTGGAACATGGCAGACAGGTGAAACTGTTACGTTTACAACTGTTCACAGTTCAGCAGGAATATGGATTAAAGAAATTGTTCCTGCAAGCACCTCTGCAAAGACTTCAAATACTGTGAAATTTAAGCTCTATACAGAAGGCGCTTAATCGTTAGAGGAAGAAATCATGACAGCTCCTGTAATAACAATTCTATATAATAATTCAAGAAACCATGTTCAGAATGATGGCGGGTCAAGTGGCGATGATAATTGGAAACCACTTGACCCCATCAATGATAAAATTGCTTTTTTAGCATCCTCAGTTTATGATGGGGATGCTAACTCCACGAAGGAAGTATTTAAAATTCCTGAATCTGGAAGTGTTGAGGTTCCAAAGCATTGCGTGAGCAAGTATGAGGCGAGTGTGTGGAAGAGAATTTATCTTGCTGGATCTAATGCGGATGACGGTTCAGGAGGAAATTATCAATATGTATATGGGGCTTATGTTGATGGAACATCAAATACGGCTCCTGTTCTTCAAGCGTGGGATTCTACTTCTCTTTCTACATACACCCTTGAAGTCCTCGGAAATGGAACTCCTGCGAATTCAATGATAAGGGCCGTGTCTACAACTCAGGCAGTTCCTGGAGATAGTTGGTCTGGAACTCCCCTCGCTGGCTCTGGAGGGTCTAATAGTATTGCATTGGATACTGGACCTATAACAAATCCGCAGATGGTTTATTGGAATATGAGATTGCTTGTTCCTAGTACGGCTAATTCTTTTTCCGCAAATCCCGTGCTTTGTATTTATGTTACATATCAATAATTTTAATCATCAGCTGGAGATAGATTAATGGATTTAACAGATAGAATAGTAAATTTCAAATCGAAACCAACATACGCAGTGCAGCTAGGAAATGGAACAGAATTTGAAGGGGGAACATTTCAAGCTCCTGGATGGTTGAAGTGTCCTAGCCGAGGTCTTGAGTCTTTGGATCTTTTTCTCCCTAGTAGCAATGATATCATTCGGCTAGAAGGATATGATAAGTATAATTTTTTTATTGGAGCAAGTAAGCCCATTAATAGTCAAGGTACTTTAGTTGGTCATATGTATGGGCTTGGTTGCGTAGGCGGAGAAGTAACTTCATATAGGATTACGATTATCGCTGCAAAAGGAATGAAGTATAAAATTGGCGATATCACTGTTAGAAGATTCCCGTTTGGAAAAGAGGGGATGGGAAGAACGGCAACTTCAGGGTGGAAAATGGGAGTTAAGTAATGGGATCAGGTATATTCTATCCAGCAGCAAATGCCGATGACGGGACTATGAAGCCTGATGGTACTAGCTTTGAAAATACTGGTGGTAATCTAGTTCTAGGAGATAGATATGCTAATGAAGGTGGGAATTCTTTTATACGGTTCAATAATGTAACAATAGGTCAAGGGGACACAATATCTAATGCGTATATTAAATTCACCAGTAATAGTACAAAGAGCAAGACAGTTCATGTTCGCATTTATGCAAATGATATAGATGACGCAGTAGCACCGACCAGTGGGGCTGAGTGGGTAGCTCTTGATAAAACTACTGAGTATGTTAATTGGGATCCTGCGGGAACTTGGACAGATGGTGTTCAGTACGATTCACCGGATCTGACTGTTGTAATTCAGGAAATAGTTAATAGGGTTGGATTTTCTTCTGGAAGTGCTATTCAAATTCTTATCCAAGATGTTAATTCTGCGTTTGGTCATTATTACAATCCATCTACTTACGATTATAGTAGTGCTTCAGAAAAGGCTGAGTTGCATATAACTTATGAAGAAGCTTCATCTTCATCATCTTCATCCAGTTCAAACTCTTTGAGCTCTTCATCTTCCTCTTCTTTTTCCTCTTCATCCAGTTCAAGCTCTTTAAGCTCTTCATCTTCTTCATTGAGCTTTTCATCTTCTTCATCTTCTAGTTCTCTAAGCTTAAGCTCATCTTCTAGTTCTCTAAGCTTAAGCTTATCTTCTAGTTCTTTAAGCTTAAGCAGCTCTTCAGTAAGTGCTTATGGCGGTAAAGCAGCTCTTCAATTGGATATTGAAATTATTTCATCGAGTTCTATATGGGGGTTTGTTAAAGACTGGAGAGGAGAAATTGTAAGAAAAAAATGCACAGTTGTCGCTTCTTCCGTGGATGAATTAACGATCTATGGTAAGGGCAGTTCAGATCCTGTTACTGGATATTTTAATCTCAACATTAATGTCACTAAAGCGACTGATGTTTTGCTTGCTTGTCATTATGTTGGAACATTTAGAGGGCAAGATAATTTATCAGGAACAATGATAATGACCACTGGAAGTTCTTCTAGCTCCTTATCTTCAAGCAGCATGAGTTCATCTTCTTCAAGTCATTCAGTTAGTTCCAGCAGCAGTTCTAGCTCATTTAGCACTTCCAGTTCTAGTTGTTCTTCATCTTCATCAAGTAGCTATAGTTCTTCATCAAGTAGCTATAGTTCTTCATCAAGTAGCTATAGTTCTTCATCAAGTAGTAATAGTTCTTCGTCAAGTAGCTATAGTTCTTCATCTTCATCGAGTAGTAATAGTTCTTCATCTTCATCAAGTAGCAATAGTTCTTCATCAAGTAGCAATAGTTCTTCATCAAGTAGCAATAGTTCAAGCTCTTCATCTTCAAGTAGTAACAGTTCTTCATCTTCAAGCAAGAGTTTTTCTTCATCTCCAATAACAGCATTTAGTCCAACTGTCTCTCTTGATGATGGGGAAGTGGGAATGGGTATAGCTG